ACTTTTTAATCTTGTTTTTAAACTATATAATTCGCTGGCTAATTCTTTGTCAGCTTTATACATGTTTAACATTTGATTCTTATAACCTACACCAAACTCTTTGGTATAAGCTGTTGCTATTTGTTTCAATTGAGGAGCTACAGTCTGGTCATAGTAAGCTACCAAAGATGCTTTAAACTCTAACTCTTCTTCTTTAGCATTTTCATATACTCCAGTTTCTTTATTTAAAGTTCCAAACTGCATTCTGCCAGGATTTTCTATAATTCCATTCTCTACTAAGAATTCTACTTTCTTATTATAACTAGCTGATTTATCCCAACCTTCTATAGTAGTATCTGTATCTGCATGATTATCTATCATGTCATTAGCTACTGCATACTTCATTAGAGTTCCGTATGTACCATTACCTCTACCAGCATCTACTCCACTAAGGGAACCTTCTTTACCAGTAGTAGCAGCTAGTTTTAAACCCTCAAACTTTGCATACCCTGTACCAGTAAAAGCTAAACCACTATCCTCCATAGACTTGATTGCTCCAGCTTTAAACTTCTCAGTTGTTCTACCTAGTGCAGAAGTATCACTGAATCTAGTTGTAGAGTTTATAGGAGTAGTCATTCCTTTTAAGCTAAAACTCTTATTAGCTATATCAGAATAAGATACACCACTAGATGTACCTTTCTTTTCATACACTTCTTCATGTTTAACAGTTGCAGTCTTAGGTTTTCTCTTAGCCATCTCTTTTGCCAAAGAACTCTTCTGGGGATTAGACCTCATTAATTGTTGAAACTTATCTTGGTCTAAACTTCTAATCTGTATGTTGTTTAGAGTCTTTTGTAATGCTTTATTTGTTTGTTTACCATCTAGCCCTTCACTAAAAGCACGTACATATTTTTCTATGGTATTAGTATCATCCCCGTATATTTCTGTTAAGTTATTTCTAACTTGCCTAAGTACCATTTGTTTCTTTTTCTCAGGGTCACTCACAAATTCATCTGCATTAGAGTAACTAGTAACATTTACTTTTTTTGTACTTCCATCCGCTAATGTTATTTCCATTTCTCTGGTTACTTCATTAAGAGCTTGTCCTGAGCTATCAATAATAGCTACTTGTCCAGCTCCCTTAAGCTCACCATGGCTCATCATTTGATGATTGCTGTGCTGTCCTATTAATTCATTTTGTTCAGCAGATATGTTATTACCTGTAGCCGCTGTTCCCATATCAAAAACTTCACCAGTCTCTTTATCAGTAACCGTAAAGTTTCTTTCTTCCATCTGGTAGCCTCCACCTTTAGTTACAGCTTCTTTAGCAGCACCATGGTCCGTACCTCCGCCACCAATTCCAAGCCTGCTGAGGATACCCCCACCACCACTTGAAAATTTAGTAGCTTGAGACATATCAGGAGCTTCACCACCCGGTACTATCTGATTCTGATTTTGCATAGCTTGTTGGGCTACTCTTGCTGCTATACTGCTTCTTCCATACTCTGCCATAATTTAATCTCCCCATGGATTTACGTATTTACCTTCTGCATTAGTACTAGGTCCTGAAATACCAAAGTTACTACTCTTAGACCTTTGATTAGATAGTGCAGGTCCTCCAGTTGCTAGGGATACCATAATCTCATAAAACATCCTCATTGAATTTATTTGTTCTGTATTTTCTCTGTCTATTTCTTGTGCAATGATTCCAGAATAAACCTGGTTCTGTGCCAGGAACTGATTAGTTAACTCAGTATACATTCCTAACTTTGCATTAATTAAATTAACTTGAGCTTCCATGTCAATAGCTTGACGCTGTGCGTCCATAGCTTGTTGAGCCTCGGCTGTACCTATTACTCTATCCAATGTTTGGAAAGCTAGTTGTTGCTGTTGTTGAGCTTGAGTTAGTGCGTTAGTGTAAAACCCTGCTACTTGTGCAGTAACATCTGCCATTACTTTTGTAGTGACATCTCCCGCTGCAGCTAACATAGCTCCACCTGATACACCACTGGCTGCGAACTTACCATAGGTAACATCCAGCTGGTCTTTCAGTACACTCTCAGCATTAGCTGTTAAAGCCGCAATATTCTGCTGTAAGGACTGTTCAATGTTTGCTGCTGTACCTCCAGTGAATATATCTTCTACAACTTTCTTCATAGGTTCTGGCATCTTGGTATATACGTCAGTTAAGTATGAGTCTATTTCTGGTAACTCAGGAAGTTGAGGTACTTGTCCATTGTTTACCGCCTGGTCTATTAATTGGGCTTGTTGTCTAGCCTGACCCATAGGGTCAGCTGCCATATCTCTACCTGCTCGTATAACACTTGCAGCGGATTCTGGTAGTAATCCTTTGTCTAGTCTTTCAAAGGTTCCTTTATATCTCATCTCTTCTATACTAGGTAATAATGTTTTTGTAACATCATCTGTCTCCGCTTGAGTCAGTGGACTATAAGACCCCACCATACCCTTACCTTGTACATCAGTGTACGGACCAATCTGTCCTTTGAATCCTTCTGTCATACCGTGCCCTGCTAATGCCCCAAAGCCTTGTTGCCTAGCACTTGGTACAAAGTTACCCATTGCTCTGGATACTGAACTGCCTGGGTCTGTTGTCCCAGTTACAGGTGCAGGAGCTCCTGGTCCTCCAGCTTCTCTACTCTTATCACTTACATACCCACCAGTCATACTTGACCCTGGCAGTAATGATTCAAGTAGAATATTACTTGCAAATCTTTGTGTTGATGATTGTCCGCTCTGCCCAACTGAGCTAGACTTTCCTTTACTAAAACTCATTTTTCCTCCAAGATGTCTACTAAATTGTTTACATCTGTTTCATATATTTTTTGTTTTACTTTTAACTTTAAATTTCTTTCTAACCACTTTGCTACTCGTAAATCAGCAATGATTTCTACAAAGTTAAAACCTTCTTCTTTTATCCAGTTCGCTAAATATCTACAGGATTCTCTTAGTTGATTCCTATATTCTTTTTTAATCCACATTATGTGAATAGAGAGTGTATCAAAGGAAGTTGTATATACAATAATTCCTATAGGTATACCGTTCACCCATATATTTTGGGTACTTGCATTACGTGCAAATTGGTCAAATTCAAACGGAGGTCCTACCTCTTTCTTATACTCTTCTATCCAGTCTGACAATTACAGTCTCCTTCACACTTACATTTAACAAGTTCTTGTAACAAAGCTATTTGCCCTGCTAAGAAACTTACATTTGCTTTTAACTGTTCAAACTCTTTGAGTTTGATTTCTAGTGTTTCTTTGTTTTGTTCCTGACTTTTACATTCACATTTACTCATGCTCTTAACTCCACTGCGGTAGCCGTGCCAGATGTAGTAATTGTCTTAGCGTGTGTAACGGCTGAACCTGTTAAATATTTTTCTACTTGTGCTGTACACACATACACTGTGTCAGCTGGTGATGCTAACGAACCGTTAGCACTACCGTCTACTACAGACATGCTAGCTCCTGTATCAAATGGAGCAGCATAGGTTGCTCCAGATATAGATATATTAGTATGTCTGATATATTGTGTACCTATAATAGTACCACTGATACTACCTCGTCTAATTCTTAATACCACATTAAACTGATGCATGTCCGGTTTGTAACTATTATTATTATCTGCTAAAAATGTTGGATTAAAAAATACAAGTACATCTCTTCCTACATTCTCTACCGTAATGGTAGCTATGGCTGTCTCACCTACTGTAGCACTAGTTTGGTCTGTAGCATTTAAAGTTAATGAAGTAGCACTCCATGTAGCTGATGAATGGGTACAAACTTGTCCTTCTACAATGTTGCCAGTAGTTATAATACTACCATTTACAGTTAAAGCAGAGTTGTTCCAAGTTATGTTACTTCCACTTGATGGACCAAATCTAAACTGACCATCGTTAGCTATGTCTACTACATGTACACCACTAGAATTATATCCGTTAATACCATCTGTAGTTAGATTAACTCTAGCTCCACTAGCTGCTGTTTGAATAGTACCACCAGTCAATGTACCTGCGGTACATGAACCTAAGTCAGCATTTACAGATGACAGATTGCTTACGTTTATCTCAGCAGCAGTAACACTGTTAGCTGCCATTTGGTCTACTGTAATTGTATCTGCTGCAATCTGTGTAGCAGTTATTGTATTAGCTGTTACTATTCCACCGTCTATATATGTAGTAGCACCCGTTTGGAATTTTATGTTTCCACTAGCATCTACTACTCGTAATCCATAATCATTAGCTGTCCCCGATAATTTACCTAGGATAACTCTTGTTACTGGGGTACCCTGACTATCAGTTATAGTTATTTGATTGTTGACTCCATCTAGTTTTATTTTGCTTTCAGCTCCTACAAATAAACTTTGAGTAAACTGTGTATTGTTTGTTATCTTGTCTGCATCCAATGATATAACTTGGTCAGAGCTAATTAAAAATCCTGCTTGTACTGCTGATATAAAATCTAATAATGCAATGTATTGAGACTTAAGAAAGGTAGGTAACTTTATAGTTACATAATCTATAGGCTGTCCTTCCACGTATGTAGGAGGATTAGGTAAGCTTACTTCATCAAATGAATAACCATTAACTGCCATTATTTCTTTTTCCTCTTATTAAACAAAGATTCTGAGTAATAATATTTACCTTTTTTTACAATCTTACGTAGAAGATTAGCTGATGCTTTAGTTTCTTTATGCATAGTTTTATGTTTTTGTCCTTTTAGTATACGCCCATCTGGTGCCACGGAAGGAAGATGCCCATCTTTACCTCTCTTTATTCCATGCTTTTTAGCATGAGCATAGTCATAACCAGAACCTTCAGGGTTAAACTTTCTTGTTTTCTTTGCTATTTTACTTTCCTTCCTTTTCTACCCGTATAGGCTATTTCTTTTTGTGTATTTGCAAAAGAGTTTTTACCTTTTTTTAACTTTGGAGGTTTAAATTGTTCATTAACTTTTGCACCAAACTTTTTACGTGCCTTAGCATCCGCCTTTGCTTTCTTTTCTAACTTACTAGGTATTTTTTTCCCATCACGTAAAGCTTTTACTATAGTATCTTGTTCTTTCTTTGTCATACTTTTAGATAGTAGAGGGTGATGTTTTGTCTCTTTTTTATTACTACGAGATAATTCTGTAGACACCTTTTTTTTTCCTTTTTTATCTGTAAAACTCAAAGGACCATGAAATCCATAGTCTTTGTTTTCTTTACTCTTATATCTCTTCTCTTTTATTGTTAACCTTTTATGTTTACGAGTTAATGCTTTTTTTATCATGAATCTCCTGCTGTCTCCATATCTAATATAAACTCTGATACACTTGTAAAGTTTGTAGCTTTAATTGTTGTGTACCTACCAAATTCATTAAAATCTGCTTTAGGTGCTTTACCGTCTACGTCTGTAATAGTTTCATTTACATATGTAGGACTATCTGTACCCAGGTCTGCAGTTCCACAACTTATTGTAGTACTAGCAGGAGTTGCATCAGTTTGAATCCTACTAATCTGTACATAGTCTGTTGCTCCCTCTGCTGTAGCTCCCAGTACTTGACCACCTATCATCCCATGAAAAGCTTTGGTAGATATAGTACTGGTTATAGCTGAACTTATATCAGTTCCTGATGTATCCCTTTGATGTACTCTACCACTTGCTACCCCATAATAAACTTCTGGTATAGCAACTGTTCTGTATCTATAAAATCCTGAATAAGCTGATAGAGTAGATGAACTCCAGCAATTCTGCTGGTAGTTCCATATTAAAACTGCGTCAGGTATTTCTGAACTACCCGTAGGGTAGTGTATATTTACTTCTCTATTCTTAAGGTCTGTCCAAAGATATACATTATCTTTCCATGTATAATTTAAGTTATCAAATAACTCATTAACTACTGTCTTATCCGCTAAAGGTTCTACTGCCGCTCCGTTGAATAGATAGATACCATCATTACTTACAAACACATGTCCATTAGGTATATCTGTTACAGCCTTAGGTCCTATAATACCTATCTGTTGTCTAGCTTTAGGCACAAAGAATAAAGGACTACCTTGGTCTTGTAATGTTACAATACTGTCACTCTTATATATAGCTATAAAGTTATGTCCTAGTCTTCTAGCACTAACTATTGGGGCTCCTGAATAATCCAAGTCCAAATAATTAGTATTAGATATTCTGTCATAATCTGCTATGTCAGTCCACGCTACTCTAAAAGGAACTGCTCCATCCGTTCCATCTGTTATATTAAAAAATAATAACCTAGAGTTGAAAGCTATTACTATCTTAGCCAAAGTCAAGTTCCTGCCACTACTACTTGTATCCCAGGATACTGCACTAAAGTTACCAGTACTGGATTTAGCTGGTGTATTTTTATTATCTACTCTATATATCTCATTGTTTATTTCTGCAAAGAATACTTTGTCACTAGTTGCTCTAGTAACTCCTTCTGTTATTAAACTTGTATACGCACTACCATTCCAACTATATATCCTGGCTTCAGTAGCCATAAGTCTACGTACAGCTCCGTCAAATCTAATCTGGTCTGTTACTTCTATTACATCAGATGTTTCCGTTGTAGCTGCAAGTTGAGCATAGCCTTCACGCTTAGTCCACTTACCACTTCTGTATACTACATCAGATGCCACAGATAATTGATTATCTGCTATTAAATGAGGAGGATTTACAGTATTTAATCCGCCTGATAAATCTTTTATAAACCGTCTCATAAACTTCCCTCACCACTTACTTCTGTAAAATCAGTACCCGATGCTGCAGTTACCGCACTGAAATCTGTACTAGATGGTGCTACTACTACTGACCAATCTAAATGAACTACAAGTGCATTACCTACTGCATCTGTTTCTGCAAAGCCACTACTATTAACTTGTAATTTTAGTATACTAGTTCCAAATGCAAACGGGTCAGATAAACCTGTATTACTAGCTTGTAATTTAGCTATCTGTGTACCAAATGCAAATGGGTCTGCTAACCCTGTGTTACCAGCCTGGAGTTTGCCTGTAGGTGTACCAAACGCAAAACCATCTACTATAGCACTTAAGGCTCCTACCGTCATAGGGTCTGGTATAACTAACGGTATATGTCCCGCTGCCATACTAAATGCATTACTTGTAAATCCGCTTGCTAAAGCCATACTACTCCTATGTTATGCTATACAATCTATATGTATAAGCTCTATTTGTTCCACCTGTTTTTTCTATTGTCCAAGTAAAATTTTCTGTACTTGTTATTGGTGGGAAATGATATAAAGGTTCATCAGATTGAGCACCTGTAAATGTATCTTTAATAACTATTCTATCATCAGTACCCGCAATCCTGACTTTAATTTTAATTACTATAGTGTCACCACTAGCATTGTTAGTCATATCTAAATAACCTGTATATGCAGCATCCCCTGTCTGGGCTGAACCTATAGTCTGTTCACTACCATCTGTGGTCACAGTACCATTTTCTACTGATGTTATTGCCATTGTTTACTCCTTGGGATACTTGGACTTAATACCATTTTGTTTTGAAATAAAAGCATCTAATCCATTCTCCACTATATATTCTATTTGTTCTTCTACCGTACCATATTCTTTTTGTCTTTTTCTTTTATATGCTACGGCATCAATAGCTGAAGTTGCAGCAGCTTGTTCACTATCTACGGCTGCTTGTTCTTCATCAGTTAATTGGATAGATTCTCCATCTATCATTTTGTATTTATTTGCCATTAGCTATTTTTCACTCCATATACGCAAATTTTACCACTATTCCAGACTCCACCACTAGGTGCAAATTTAATATTGTTTATTGCACCAGCTGTAGCC